TATTATCTACCTTATCATCATGGGGAAGTAATCATAGACTATCTGGTCTTTGTTATCTTGCAATTAGATTTAAATGGAATCAAGATGCTTTTGCTGGAATACCTAAAGTTCAAGCTAAGATACAAGGTAAAAAAGTTAGAACTTATAACTCTAGTTTAGTAGAACAATCTCCATCTTATCAAACTAATCCAGCATGGTGTTTGTTAGACTATTTAACTAATACTAGATATGGAAAAGGATTATCAACAGATGAAATAGATTTACAGAGTTTTTATGATGCTTCATTAGTATGTCAAACTCAAGTAACACCTTTTGCTGGTGGAAGTGATATAAATATTTTTGATACAAATACAGCATTAGATACTTCAAGAAATATTTTAGATAATGTTAGAGAACTTTTAAAAGGTTGTAGAGGTTATCTTCCTTATAATGCTGGTAAATATAATTTAGTTATTGAAACAATAGGCAGTGCATCTATTACATTAACAGAAGATAATATTATAGGTGGTTATTCATTATCCACACCAACAAAAAATGATAGATATAATAGAGTTATAGTTGGTTATGTAAATCCTGATCGTAATTATCAAGTTGATGAAGCACAGTTCCCACCAATAGATGATAGTAGTTTACCCACAGCAGATCAACACGCAACTATGAAAAGTGCTGATGGTGGTTTTTTGCTTGAGGGTAGATTTTCGTTTTCAACATTGACTTCAACTTATCAAGCAGAAGAAATGGCAGAGGTAATACTTAGAAGAAGTAGAGAGGCATTAACTTTAGGAATTAATGTTGACTTTAATGGTTACGATTTAGCCATTGGAGATATAGTAAATATCACACACAGTTCATTAGGATTTTCTGCTAAACCTTTTAGAGTTCTTGGAATTACTTTTAACGAAGATTTAACAGTAGCATTATCTTTAGTAGAATATCAAGCTAGTCATTATACTTTTGCAACTAAAACTCAAGCACCAACAGTACCAGCTACTAATCTTCCTAATCCATATTCAGTACAAGCACCAGCAATATCATTATCAGATGAATTGCTTGAACTATTTGATGGTTCAGTAGTTTCTAAATTAATAGTTAATATTACAAGCACAGATTCATTTGTTAATGATTTTGAAGTTGAATACAAAGAATCTACTACAAGTTCATTTAGATTAATGCGTAGAGGTTCAAATAAAATTATAGAAAAATACCCTGTTAAAGAGGGTGTAATTTATGATGTAAGGTGTAGAGCAATAAATTCTTTTGGTGCTAAAAGTTCATTTACAACAGTACAACATGAAATTATAACTGCTTTTGACCCACCTGATGATGTAACCAATTATTCAATAGATGTTGTTGGAGATAAACTTCATCACACATTCGATGCAGTATCAAACTTAGATTTAGATTTTTATGAGATAAGATTTACTTCAGACACTACAGAAACACTTTATTCAAATACAACAATTCTTGTTCCAAGAATTGCAAGACCAGCAACTTCAGTTGTAACTCCATTTGTAGGAAGTGGAAAATACTTTATTAAAGCTGTAGATAAATTTAATATTAGATCAGCCAACGCAGATTCAGTTGTTATTTCAGATCAAGTTTTTGAGGGCTTTAAAGCTGTTCAAACAATTACAGAAGAAACAGCATTTGATGGAACTAAAACAGATTGTGTGGTTGTAGATAATAGTTTGATATTAGATACTTCAATAAACTTTGATAGTGCTACAGGAAACTTTGATGATGCTACAGGATTATTTGATGGTGGGTTTGGAAGTGTAAAATCTTCAGGTAGTTATGCTTTTAATACAGGGTTTGATTTTAGTAATAAGTTTAAATTTAAAGTATTATTAAATCAATTAAATGTAGATCACTTAGACTATATAGATAACTTTGATTCTCAATCAGGATTATTTGATTCTAAACAAGGATTATTTGATGGTGGAACAAGTCAAGCTATCTCAACTAATGTCCAACTACAAATATCTTTATCAGATGACAATGTAAATTTTGGTAGTTTTCAAAACTTTAAGTCAGGAGATTATGTTGCACGAGCAGTAAAATTCAAAGCACTATTAACTTCAAGCGATACAAGTGCAACTCCTAAAATAAACAATCTATCTTTAAAATTCGTTTTACCAACAGTTATTCAAGATGATTCTAATATATCATCAGGAACGGATACTGCTGGAAAATCAGTTACATTTACTAATGCTTTTTATCAAGTTCCGTCACTAACTGTAATTGGGCAAAACATGGCTACAGGAGATTTTTTCACAGTCACATCAAAAACTAGAACAGGATTTATTGTTGAATTTTTTAATAGTTCTGGTAGTACAGTTGATAGAACATTTGATTATCAAGCAAATGGAATAGGTACACAACAATAATATTGTAAATTTTTAAATATAAAGGTATATATTAAATATGGCACAACACGATTATACAATAGCTAATCAAGGCTTTCCAGCAACAAGAGCAGATATTAATAATGTTTTACAAGCAATAGCAACAAACAATACAGGAACATCAGCACCTACTACATTATATGCTGGTCAATTTTGGATAGACACAACTGCAACTACATGGGTTTTATACATACATGATGGAACAGATAATATTCAATTTGCACAAATAGACACTTCAGCAAATACAGTTAATTTTATAGATTCAGCTTTAGCAAATGATGTTGTTATTAATACATCAGGTGCAATTACAACAACAGGAGCTTTTACATCTGTTGGTATAGATGACAATGCTACTTCTACTGCTATGACTATTGATAGTAATGAAAATGTATTGGTGGGAACTACAAGTAATGCACCAGCACAAGATAATGTTACAGGAGTTTCTTTAAGACCAACCGATGCAAGTGAATTTTCTCAAGATGGAGAACTTGCACTTAATTTAAATAGAAAAACATCTAATGGAGAAATTTTAAGATTTAGAAAAGATGGTTCAGCAGTTGGTAGTATTGGTACAGACAGTACAGGAGATTTTGTAATTGATGGTTCTTCAGGTCATTCAGGAATAAGATTTAAAGATACTGTTTTAGTTCCAAAACAATCTGGTTCAGATGTAGATAATACTATTGATTTAGGTAAATCAGATAAAAGATTTAAAGAAATCTATCTAGGTGGTGGTGCATTTATTGGTGGTACAAGTTCTAGTAATAAATTAGACGATTACGAAACTGGATTACATACTGTAACTGCTACTGATAGTGGTGGTGGTGCAACTATAACTATGAATACTAGTTTTGACCAACTTGCATATACAAAAATTGGGAGAGTTGTTCATATTCAAGGAGTTTTATTATTTGCTTCTATAAGTGGTTCTTTTTCTGGTTCTTTAACAATATCATTACCATTTACTTCTTCAAATGAAACAGATCAAGGTGGAAGAACTATTATGGGTGTTGGAACTCATAATGTAGATTTTACTAGTGGAACTCAAATTTATCTTAGCGTAGGAGAAAGTAGTTCAACTGCTACTTTAACAACACAAGGCGATAACATTGGTGGTGGAAATGGACAGCCTCAAGGTAGTGGTCAATTATATATTGGTGGAAGTTATATAGCTTAACAAAAACAAAGGAGACAACAATGACGATAAAAAAAGAAACACAGATTGGTAAAATTGAGGTAGTTGGAAAATACAAATCGGTTCAAGTAAGAACAGATACTGTAATTATCGAAGATGGCAACGAATTATCAAGACAGTATCATAGACATGCTTTGATGCCAGATGCAGATATATCTGCTGAACACTCAGAGGTTCAAGCAGTATGTAATGCAGTATGGACACAAGATGTTAAAGATGCTTATGCAACTTTTAAATCTGAACAAGAAACAATAATAGAATAAAAAAATTAATAAGGAGTAGTAATGTCAGATATTACAATAGATGGTAAAGAATATAAAAAAGACGAAATGTCTGAAGAACAAGTTTCAATCGTGGGAAAACTTGCAAACATACAACAATCAAAAAATAATCTTTTATCTCAAGTTCAAGATTTAGAAGTTTTAGCAGATCACTATGTAGGTAAATTTAAAACTGCAACATCTAAAGAAATAGAAGAAAAACAATCTGAACAAAAATAATCTTTATGGAAATCTATGGAGAAATTTCTAAATATACTTAAACATTGGAGAAATAATTTATGGAAGAAATCAAAGAAAGAATTAAACAGCATGAGGGGTTTAGGGATACTGTGTATTCCGATAGTTTGGGTTTCGCTACTATTGGCTATGGT